GGACAGCTCCGCCTTCGCCGTCCGAGGCGACCACATTAAATGCGCTGATGCCGTCGTACGCGTTTCCGCTGGTGGATTTCTCACTGAACGATGGCATCAGACCGGACGCCCCGTTGATCGTCGCCATGGCCATCCGAACCCATGTCTGGTCCTGGATGCCGGTGAACTGCAGCTGTGCCTTGACCAGCCACAGTCCCGCCGGCAGACGCAGATACGAGCCCTTCGCGTTATTGGAGACCGTGATGTCGTCGCTACCCGATTTCTTCGTGATGGTCAGTCCGGTGTCGCCGCTGGGGTTGATCTGCAGCTGGCCGTCCGATCGGGTGAAATTCCCGTACCATCGGCGTTTGGCTCGTGGCGCGAGCGGTATCCATTGGTCACCGAGACGATAGTAGAGGCCTTGTGCGGTTCCCGCACCGGTGACGATGCCGGATTGCCCCTGCACTCCGTTGGTCTTGACGAGTGTTTCGAGATCCGTGGCCACCACAGGTTTGACGCCTTCTGGCGAGCTGCGTTTGTCCACTTCATCGAGCGCTTTTTCGAAAGTGGTGGCCATGCTTTTGAACGAGTCCGGCGCGGTTGATACGAGGTCGGAGCCTTCGGGATATGAGAGCCCGTAGATGGGTGTTGTTGCTGTCATTGTGTTCCTTCCTTTTCGGCGGTGGGTGAAGAAGTGTCGATGATCTGGATCATCGAGAGGTCGCAGATGTGCAGGTCGAGCTGTTGCCAGCTGAGGGTGGGCAGGTCGGCCCATGTGATCCGTTTCGTCAAGAGCGGTCGAAGCGCGGTGAGCGTCGCTTCCTGGGTGAGTGTCGGCCTGCCCGCGCGCCACCGGTATGAGAGCGTTCCGCCGATGGTCGTGATGGGGCCGGTGAATGCCGGGCGTCCGTCTGAGCCGGTCAGGGCCGACGCCTTGGCCTTGACGATGATGAATGGGCCGGATGGGCTTGCCTTGTATAGCCATGGAAGTCGTGCCGGGTCGATTCGCGTGCTGTTGAACGTCACTGTCTCCGGTACCATGCGCAGATCGTGCGATTCGAGCCATTGCGCGATGTTGGCGCGGTCCGTGTCGCTGACGTTCGAGGTGCCGCCGCTGTTCCATACGCCGCCCGAGGCGTCCACGGCGAGCATGTCGGAATCGATGGTGAGGCTCTTCTGTGTGGCGGTCAATTGTGGTGGCAGACGGTTCTGGTCTCCCATCGTGATCTGCACGTCGTCGAAAGAGAGCTTGCCGTTGTCCGATTTGACGCGTTTCGCGTTGATGACGACCTGTGTTAAAGGTTCGGTGATGCTCAGATTCGTCGATGCCTCGATGTCGGCCGCCGAGAGCGCGTGTCGTGTCTCTCCGTCGGTGAGGACGTTGAGTCGGCCATCGGTTGACAGGTGCACGGCGATCGGGTCGGCGAGGAACAGCGGCCTGAGTGTTGATGCCGCGCCGTCGTAGACTTCGTGCCATTGAGGGAGTCGTGGCACGGCGGTGAGCCGGTGCAGCAGGTCGAGCTGCGATGGGTGGTCTGATGGCGTGTATGGCGCGACGCTTGACGGCAGGGCGAACCCGTCGAGTTGGGCTTCCGGCGCTCCCTGCGCCGAGGCCCTGCGGTTCATCTCCTTGAGGCGTGCGGATGGCGTGCCTATCCAGTGCGCGCCGTTCCATTTCGCGGCCGTGTCTGTCGGTCCTTGTGATTGCAGACGTTTCCATACGGCCATCCTCGATGTGGCGGAGAGTTTGAGCAGCCACCCGCCGTCGCTGGCCGGTTCGATGCTGCCGCCGGTGGAGACGGTGCCGATGAACATCGTAGAGGCGGGCGAGTCGGGGGAGTCCGGCGAGTCGGGGGAGTAGGCGCGGTGCAGTGAGTCGATGGGGATGCGCAGATCTTCCCAGTCGCCCATCGACGGCTGAAGATCTTGCCATCTGGGTTGATCGGAGAACTGTACGACCACTTTCATTCCGGCCAGTGTCAATGCCTGGCCTGCGAGCCGTCCGGTGCGGTCGCGGAGGGTGAATGACATCACGGCAGGTTCGGGTTGTTCGTCGATGCCGTCGCTTCCCCAGTCGATGGTGAACGAGTCGAGGGCCGCGATGTCCTTGGTGGAGTCGTTGACGGGTGTCCAGCCGTTGCCTGTGTCGATGAACATGAAGCACTGCTGCATCATGACCTCCTTGCGTCGTAGTCGGCCAGGAGCCGTTTGATGGCCTTGGCGGTGCCGTCCTTGTCGATGACCTCGCCGTTGATCTCCACGTTCCAGGTGTTGACCACGGCTGGCGTGGCCGTGTTGCCCTGGGCGGAGAGGTTGAGGGGCATGGCCGCTAGTCTGCGGTTGGCGCGGCTGATAGCGGTTTCAACACTGTTGTCGAACCCGTTGTTGAGGCCCTGTGCGAAACCGGTCATGATGGCCTGGCCGGCGGGGATGAGCAACCTCCGGTCGTAGCTGATCGGGCCTTTGTGGGCCTTGATCCAGTCGCCGATGCCGCTGATCCAGCCGGTCACGTTGCTCCACATCGATTTGAGGCCGTTGAGGAATCCGCTGATGATGCTTGCGCCGGCGTTGTAGAGCAGTGTGCCGGCTCCGGAGAAGAAGCCGCCGATTGTGCCCGGGATGCCACGGAACCATGAGACGACGCCGTTCCAAGTGTTTTTCGCGCTGTTCGCGGCGTTGTTGAAGGCCCCGCCGATGGAGCTGCCGAGGCCGCTGAACCATCCGAGGATGCCCGAGACGCATCCGGCGATGAAATTGGTGAAGCTCGACCACACGGCCTTGCCGGTGTTGGTGCAGGTGAAGAAGTAGGTGAGTCCGGCCACGAGCGCTGCGATGAGGGTGATGACGACCATGATGGGGTTCGCGCTCATGACGGCGTTGAGCAGCGCCTGCGCGGCCGCGGCCAGCTGTATGGCCGTGGTAACGGCGGTGACGACTGCGACGGCTCCGCCGACCGCGGCCACGAGAGGGGTCACAAGATCCAGATTCTGACTGATCCAGTTGCCGGCGGTCTTCAGCCAGCCGCCGACCGTCTGCGCTGCCGTGGCGACGGCGCTGAGCATGTTGCCGAAGGCCACGCCGGCCGGTTGTCCTCCGGTCATGGCGTTCACGACGTTCATGATTCCGTCCCAGAGCGATTGCAGTCCGGTGCCGACGGATTGCGCGGCCGTCTGCAATGCGGTGAACGCTCCGGTGTCCTTGACCTGTGTGAAGAACGTCTGCAATCCCTGCGTGCCGTTCTGCGCGAGGTTTGTGACTGCCGTCGCGGCCGCGTTGATGCCGCCGGTGACGGCCGGTTTGAACAGGTTGAACGCGTCGGTCAGTCCTCCGGTGACGGCTGCTTCGAGGTTGCCCATCGCGCCTTCGATGGTGCTGGTCGATGTCGCGGCCTGTTTCGCCACGTCGGTCATGCCGAGGTCCATGAGCGCCTTGTTGAACTCGTCTGCGGTGATCTCGCCCTTGGACATGGCGTCGCGGAAGTTGCCCGTGTACGCGCCGTTCTTCAGCAGCGCCTCCTGGAGTTTTCCGGACGCGCCCGGAATGGCGTCGGCAAGCTGGTTCCAGTTCTCGGTGGTTAATTTTCCCGCGCCGGCGGTCTGGGTGAGCATCATCGCGACGCTTTTGAAACTGTCGGCGTTGCCTCCGGCCACCGCGTTGAGGTTTCCGGCCGCCTCGGTCAGTTCCATGTAGTTGCCGATGCCGTTTGCCGCGAGCTGCGCGGTGGTGTTCTGGATATCATCGAGGCCGTACACGGTGGCGTCGGCGTATTTGCGTGTTTCCTTCGCTGCTGCCTGCACGGCTTTGGTGTCGATGCCGGCGAAGCTCATGGTGTTCATGAACTTGTCGGTGCTGTCCGACATGTTCACCACGTCGCCGGCGAAGCCCTTTACCGTGTCCCACAGCGCGGTCACGCCCTTGACGGCCAATCCGCCGATGGCGCTGCCGAAAGCGGCCGCCTTCGTGGTGGTCTTCTCGAACGCCTTGACGGCATCATCGGCGTTGCCGGTGATGCGTACGCTCATGATCGCGCTGTGCGCCATGGCTCACTCCTTCTGCGATTCTTCCGCTTCCTTGAGCAGTTCGGCCAGTCCGGTGCCCCAATCCAATTCGTCGGCCTCGTTCCTCCACTGCCATGGCGTGCCGCCGAAACGGCTTGCCAGGAGGAACGAGAGACGGCCGAGCGAGTCTTGGGGCCACGCGGCTAGTCCGTAGGGTTTCCCTCTTCCGGTTCCTCCGTCGCTGTCGCAAGGTCGAAGGACGCCACGGTGTCGAGCCAATGGTCGAAGTCCGGGAGGTTGCGGCCGGCCATGCGGAGAGCGGCGTAAGTGGCGTATGCGCCGGTCCTAACCGGCGATTCGGTGATGGTGCCCCATCCGGCCTCGATGGCGTGCGCTTCTGCCTTGCAGGTCGCGCGCATCGTGATTGGGACGATTTCATGCTTGCCGTCGGTGTAGGTGATTCTCGTGGTTGCCATTATTTTCCTTTCGCTTGCTTCAATGTCTTGTCGATGAAGTCCTTGTAGACCTTTTGCCATTGGCTCTCGGTGGAGGCGACGCCTTGGTTGACGAACAGGCGTGGTTTGATGCCCCTTTTCGGCCACCCGTAGTTGACGACTCCCGCGTAGGGCACGGCCTTGCGGCCGGCGCGGATGACGCCGGCGCGGCTCGTCGCTCCGACACGCAGACTGCCGGCCAGCCGGCCGGTCTTGCCTCGCGGGGCGAGGTTGCGGACGGCGGGCAGTGCGATCTGCGCGGCCTCGCGGTTCACTTCCTTCAGGTTGTCCATGTCCGCGCCGGCCTTGCGCATCGTCTGCACGAAGCGTTTCTGGCCGACGACCATCAATGCCTTGTCAACCATTCTTCGATGTGGGGGTGTAGGCGGTGTGTGCGACGCCGGTGACGGCGAAGCTCAGATCGTTCGTGTTCTTCGATTTGACGTCGCCGCCGATGGCGATCGGGGCGATAGCCACGTCGAAGGTCCACTGGATAGTGCCGTGGGTGTTCGGTACGAATTGCGCTGGTAGGGTCTGGCCGGCATGGTCGAAGAGCCAGACGGCCAGACCGTCCTCGCTGAAGTCGTCGCCGACGGTGCCCTCGAAAGTCCATGTGGTGGTCGTGTTGGTCTCTTCGGACCCGTCGAGGTATGCGGTCGGGTCGTCGCTGCTGTTCGACGGATTCAGCTGCGCCTTGGTCAGGTCGGCGCTGAAGTCCCTGCCGTTTTCGGTGTCGGTGATTTTGAAGATGCCGGGGCCGAGCGTGCGGATCTTTCCAGTCATGATTGTGTCCTTTCTAATCCAACGGGTTGAGGGTTATGGTGTAGGCGGCCAGGCTGCCCACTCCGGTCAGGTTGAACGTGCTTGGTTTCGCGTCCCGCAAGTTCACCTGGCGGTCGTGCAAGCGTTGCACGCCGTCGGTCAACAGGTCCAAGGCGGCCGCCTGCGTGGCCATGGTGCCGGCTATGAGGTTCACCGTCCAAGTGATGGTCTGCATATGCCAGCTCTCGAACGTGAGTTCCGGCGGGTCTATCAGCACCGCTATTCTGCCTGGCAACGGGCGGGCGTCCTGCGCGTCGATGGTGACGACGCAAGCGAGGTCTCCCATGGCGTCCGTCAGCATGTCCATAAGGGCTTCGCGCTCTCGTGTTACTTGGCTGCTCATGCGATCACCACGCTCCCGGTCAGGATGCCGGCCGCGTTGAGTTTCGGCCACACCGAGCGCAACGGGTCGCTGCTGACCCTGAACGGTTCCAGCGTGCCGTCGCCCACGCTCATGACGCCCAGCCGGGCGTCGCGGCTGTTGTACAGGTCCGCAGCACAACTCACGATGCAATCGGCCAGCACTTCGTCCTTGATGGACGCCGCGCCCACGGCGCTTGCCACATACGCCTTGGCGGCGGCCAGCTTCGCGGCCAAGCGTTCATCGTCACCGCTTGGCACGCTCACTTCGTTGCGCAGCTGTGCCAACAACTGTTCGTCGTTCATGGTCACATCCCGGCGGCAGTGAACTTGATAGGCAACAGGCCGTCGGTGAAGGTCGCGGCCACGGCCATGTACCCGTACACCGAATAGTTGTCCACGATGTTCACGGGGTCGGTGTTGGAAAGCTGGGTGGGGCCGCCGCTCTCCCACACGGTGACGGCGGTCGGGTCGATGAACGCGGCGGTGCCGGTCGGGGCCTTCGGCAGCAAGTACACCGGCACGCGCATGAGGTCGCCCACCACGCCGGTGACGTCGAAAGCGCCGATGGTATCCGATCCCTTGCCGGAAATGTCCATGAACCGGTTGCCCGAGTCCTTGAGCTTGATAAGGGCCAGCGCCACGTCCTTGGAAACGCCCAGACGGGTCATGGCCGCGTTCCTATCGTCCATCACCTCGGCGGCGTCAAGGATAAGGCCGGCCCACTGGTCTGTCGTCATGTCGTTCAAAGCGGCCGGAGCCGTGATGTTGTTCGGGTTGTCGGACGCGTCGCGCTGGGACTTGATGAGGTCGTACAGGTAGGTGCGCACGGCGTTTTCGGTGGACTTCGCATAGGCGTTGTTCAGGGCCTTCAGCGCCGTGTTGAGCATGGGGGTGGTGCTGCGCTCGATGGTCTGGCGCGAAAGCGTGGTGTAGCCGCCATAAGTGTTGATGTCGGCGGTCTTGGTGCCGAACTTAACCTTGCCGAAGGTCAGGGCCGCGCCCTCGGCGGTCTGCTTGTCCACGGACGTGGAGTCCTCGCTCACCACGTTGTATTCCATGCTCATACCGGTGGCCGGCAGCGTGTCGCGGGTGAGGATGTTCGTCACCTTGCGGCGCTGTTCGATCAGGCGCAAGTCGTTGGCAATCCATGCCACGGTGTTGCCGGTGTCACCGGTAACGATGGCGTCGCGGGTCTGGCGCATAAGGTCGATGGCGGCCGCGTGGTCGGCATTGCGTTCGTCGCTCAGCGCCTTGAGATAGTCGCCGGCGGTGCGGAACTCTCCGCCCAGCTCGGCCGGCGGGGTGGTCTGGATGCCGGCGGCCACGGTGGCCTTGATGCCGCGCAGTTCCTCCCCGAACGCCTCCAAGCGTTCGTTCACGTCGCGCTGTTCGTTGTCGTTGCCCATACTGGGTGCCTCACTTTCATTGTTGGTTGTGATGGTCTGGGAACGCTGACCGGTGATCTCGGCGGCCGGATACGCGGGGATGCCGGTAACGGCAACCTCGAACAGGTCCACTTTGCGGCGGTGTACCTCGGTAACGCCGTCGTCCGAGTCGATAACCCTGTTTTCCACCGGCCTGAAGCCGATGCTGAAGCCGTCGTAGACGCCTTCACGCACCAGTTCGGCGGCCTCGCGTCCGCTTTCGGTGTCGGCCAGCTTCGCCACGACGTGCAAGCCGTCCGCTTCGCTGCGCATGTCGGTCAGCTTGCCGATAAGGTCGCCATGCTCGCGGCTCACCTTCACGGTCTTTCGTGTGCCGAAGTCGCAATCGGGGTCTATCACCTCGGCGTAATCACTGAACAGCGCATATCGCTGATTGAAGGGCACGGCCACGCCCTCCAAGGTCATGCCGTCGCCGGTGTCGCAGGTGTCGCGCAAGCGTAGGCCGGTGACGTTGAGCGTGCGCGCCTCCATAAGCCTTTCGTCATGCTCATTGCTCATTTGCATTGCCTCCAATCGGTTGAATCTGGGCCGCCTGTTCGGGCGTCAACGGCGGCAAGCCCTCGCGTTCGCGCACGTCGTCCACGGTGAGCCAACCGGAACCGATGGCGGTCTTGTAGGCGTTGTAACGGTCGGCCATATCGGCGCGGCGCGAACTATCCCAGTCGAAGCGCACAACGCGGCCACGCGGCAACAGGCCGCTTAACAGTTCCTCAAGCTCTCCCGTATATGCCGCAAGGGTGTAGTCGGCAAACTCAATCCAGCTTTGCTCGATGTTGGAATAGGTAAGGTTGCTGCCGTCCACGGCGGCAAGCATGATGCTGGCCGGGATGCCCAACAGGCGTGCGATCTGGGTGGTGTCGAACTTCTGAGTCTCCAAAAACTGCAAGTCCGCCGGCTTCATATCAAGCGGCACATAGGTAAGGTTGCTGCCAACCACCTTGATGTCGCCGGCCTTGCCGGCCTTGCCCCAATCGTCCTTCGCCTGTTTCGCGCTGTCGGGCGTGATCTTCTGGTCGCTCTTCAGATAGCCCTTCACGTTGGAAGAATCGGTGTAGAAGCGGGCCTTGTAGTCGCGGGCCATCTTCGCGCCCTCCACCTCCTCGCGCGCCGCCGAAATGGGGCCAAGGCCGCGCAACCGGCCGGGAACGTTCAGGAACTTCAGGTGGGTAACATCGTCGGGCGTGTACTCGCGGCCAAGATACGAATAGCGAAGCACCGGCGCGGCGGGGTCGCGGCCATCGTCGCGCACGGTCACCAGAGACGGCGGCAAGACTTGGCACGACACCACTTCGCCGCCATAGCGCAGTTTGCGAACGAACGCGTTGCCGTCCAAGCACAGCGACGCCACGATGTCGCTGATGAAGTCACGGCGGCTTCGGTTGGCGTCCGGTCGGTCGATGATGGACGTAAGCGTGTTGAGCTTCACGCCGCCGCGCATTTCGTGCAACGGCAAGCCGGCGATTGCGGTCTGGAGCACCTGAACGCCACGGAACACGGTGGACAGTTGCAGCGGGTCATACGCGGCCGTGCGGCTGGGCGGCATTATCTCGGCCGGCATGTCGTCCACGGCGGCCACGCCGCGCGTGATGATCTTGCCGGCGAAGCGTAGCCGCTGAAAAAAACCGAAGTCGTTCATGCGGCACATCATGCGTCCGAAGGCGCACCGATGGCGAGTGGCGCGCGCCATTGCCCGCCACAGTCCGCCACAGCCGTACATGGTCAGAATATTTGCAACGGCCCTTCGGGTTCGGGCCGGTGGGATACGCCCCACGCGGCAAGCATGGCGCTTTCCAGCGGCGAAGTCTGGCCGGTGCTGCCGCGCCTTGACACGCGCCAAGCGTCGCCGCTCCATGCGCGCGCGCTGTTCGCCGCGCTGGCGTCCAGCTCAGGGTCGGCGGCATGGCGCACGGTGCCGTTCTCAAGGCCGCTCACGAACGACTGGCCCACGCTGAGAAAATCGCCGGCTTGCATGTCCACGAAACGCACAACCGGGTCGCCGTTGATGTCGGCCAACGCCTTCAGCCGGTCGCACAAGTCGCCGTTCGGGCCGCGCGAGTCCATGCACAGGGGCGCGTCGTAGGTGGCGCACAGCCTGGTTATCTCATTGGGTGCCGCGCCGGTGCCGTCCAGCACCTTGAGCAACTGGACCGTTACCGTGCCGTCGTGTTCCTTGATGCCGGCGCTAATCGCCGTATGCGTGGCGTCCACGTCCACGGCGGCACCGAACACCACAGGCCGGCCGGCCAAGTCGCCGGGCGCTATCGGCTCGCAAGCGGTGGCGTCCCATAGGTCGGCGTTTATGACGCGCTCGGCTATGCCCACGTCGCGCCGGTTGGCGAAGGCTCGCGCCCAACCGGCCTTGTTGTCACCGAACTGCTGGCGGAAGTCGGCCAACTGGCGCAAGTCCCACAACAGGCCGGCGGCCGGGTGCCAGCGTGCCACGGCCTTGAGGTCTTCGGGGTCTTCGTCATCGGGCAAGCCGAAGTCGAACCACGCCGTGCGCTCGGGCACGTCGCCGGCGCGCA